AAAACACAGCGAGAGGTTGGCTGATGCCGAGTTATACGTTTATTTGCGACAAATGTAATCATAAATTTGAACTGTTTCTAACCTTTGCCCAATACTCTGATACTCAGGTTTGTGTATCTTGTGGAAACAAACACACACATCGTTCCTATGCTGATGACCTAACTAACATATCCGGTTCTGTGATTAAGTCTGACGGAGAACTTAAGCTGGGAGACTTAGCTAATAGAAATAGAGACAGGCTAAGTCAAGACGAAAAAGACCATCTACATCACAAGCACAACGCTTATAAAGACCAAGACTTAGCAAAGCAACTACCCAAGGGTATGAGTAGACTTAAAAAACAACCTAAAATACAGTGGCCAAAATGACAGAACCAAACGAAGAACTAAGCGAAGAATATATACAGCTTGTTGAGAATATGAAAAATCTACATCCTGACGACATTAAGGATGTACTGAAAATGGCCTCTTCTCAATATGGAGAAATTTTTGAGGATCAATCCAAACTTACAACAGCCACTCACGAAATATTAATCAAAGTTAATGCTAATGTGTTAGAGCAGAATGAGAAGGGTGAGTATGTTGGGTCAAAAGGTATGTTCGAACAAAACTATCACATTCCTGTGCCAACAGGAGTACTATACGGTGATTATGTAGATTCATTTTTTGCTTTTATAAAAGAAGCTATTATAGATACAATCAATAAAACAGACGATAAGACTCAGGACACAAAGGACAACCCCAATGCATGAAGACCTATCTAACGCAATTTTTGCTATAAATAGTAAAGCCAAAACTGAAAAGAACATTTTCTATACTATTAAGAAAAACTCGTCACATCTAGATAGTGCTGGTAATAGCACACTAGATAACGATTCTGAGTATGTATATGCAAAGAAGCTACATCTTCAGAATAGATGGAAATTCTTTGTAAGAATAGATGAGAATAATATGTTGTATAATCCATATAACATATATGGCAATGTTAATTCTAAAAAGAATCTTGTGAATAAGTCCAACGAACCTCAAGTCAAATTTAAAGAAACTAGCCATAATTTATTTGAAATGTATTTAACATTTTTACAAACACAAAATATGTCTATCTATAATAACATCAATCGGGAGATGGTTTAATGTCAAAAAAAATATCAAACACCACATCTTATGCTATACAGTGGCTTAATCACAAAAAGGTTCCGGTGGCCGATATAGCCAAAGAACTTAATATATCAGAAGAGTCTGTCAGTGCGGCTTTGGCAGAAACCACAGAAGAAAAGGCTAGTAGAATTAGTAAGCTGATGATTTCTGAAACAGCAGGCAAAAGAAATAAGGGTGTTGCAATAATGACTAAAGAAGCATCCTTTTTGTCTGATGAAGTAGCCAAGAAAACTAATAAGCAAAATAACAATACCAATATCTTTAGACCCAGAGGCTGATTACTCAATTAATTATGGCTGATACCTATATATCAAAGTACTCCAATGACAAGGAAGTATCTGCGGCTCAATATATAACTGAAATTATCTGTGAACATCAGGCCATAAGGAATAAAAAAGATTTACATTTTAGGTTTTGGGTATCTGATGAGTGGGCTGTATATTTTAGAAATCAAATATCATCAGCACATAAACTACTTAAAAAATATTCATCGAAAGCTATTGTGTTGGCATTAAAAGATAAGGACGCAGCCAAAATATATTCCTTGCGAGCGCCGCACCTTCTACCTATCATAGACAGATATCAAAAGATTGTAGATGCAGAAAACAAGACATTATCTATACAATTAAATCGATCTGATAATGTAAAATATAAAACTACAATACCAAATAAAAAAGGCATCATCTCAAAGCTCAAGGAATTAGATAATGAGTAGTAGTATAAAAACAGAAGTAAAGAAAGATTTTGGCGACGACATAATTTTGTCCGGTAATTCTATCGTTGATAGAAAAGTGGTGGTTATACCGGTAAGTCCATCTCTTGATATGATCTTGAGCGGTGGTGTGCCAGAGGGAAGTTTTGTGGTATTAACTGGGCAACCCAAGTGTGGTAAAACTGTTACATCATTAGACTTTGCGGCAACAGCACAAAGACCAGAATATAAAGGTAATCTTAAGGCACCTAGAGAAGTGTATTACCTAAATATTGAAGGTAGAATTAAAAAGCGTGACCTAGAAGGTATCAAGGGATTAGACCTAGATAGATTTCATGTAATAGGTAGTCAACAAGGTAAAATATTACACGCAGAAGAATATCTACAGATAGCTGAAAAAATTATTAATCAAGAACCGGGATGCGTACTAATCATAGACTCATATTCTGCACTATGTACAGAAGCAGAAATTACAAGTGATATGGACAAGATGCAAAGAGCAGACGGGGCTAAGTTATTAGCTAAGTTTTGTCGTAAAGTTGCCAACGTTATTCCGGTCAATAAGAATATTGTTATTGGTATTACTCACTTAATGGGCAATCCAACTGGTTATGGTGCAGAGTTTAAGGAAAAGAGTGGTCAGGCAATCGCCTATCAAACTGACATCAAGCTCCGAGCCAAAACTTTTAAACCGTGGACAACTGGAGCAGATGGTACGCAAATAGGACAGGAAGTAGAGTGGCAAGTGGTGTGTTCTGCATTGGGGCCTCCGGGCGCTACAACTACCAGTTATATTAGATATGGCCAAGGCATAGATAAATATACAGAAATTATCAATATAGCATCAGATATAGGTATTATCAATAAGGGTGGTGCTTGGTATACACTAACGTCCGAAAAAGATAGTCCTAAATTCCAGGGAGTAGAAAAAGTAAGAGCGTATCTATTGGAGAATTCTGCTGCGTATGATAATTTGGTCAAATCTGTTAAAGATACTATGGGCATTAAAACATGATTATTAAAGACCTAGACAATAATAAAGTTTCTTGGTCTATTACTGGTTGTATCTCTAATAGCAGACTACAAAATAAGTCAGATTTACATTTACTAGCTAGATCCTTAATACATGAAATATATCCAACTCTACAGGTATTAGAAGAAGTTCCAATTCCTGTTAGACGTAGCGAAACTTTATACCTAGATTTTTATCTACCACTGATTAAAAAATGTATTGAGGTTCATGGCGAACAGCATTATAAGTTTGTACAATTTTATCATCAGAATGTAATGGGTTTCGTTAAGAGCAAAAAAAGAGACGAAGATAAGCAAAATTGGTGTGTCAATAATGGAATATCTTATATAGCACTGCCTTTTGATACAACAAACGAGTGGAAGGAACTTATTAGCAATGCATAAAACAGCCAAAGAAGAATTAGAAAAGTGGGATTCGATTCTAGACGAATATGAACAGTCTATCGGACTTCCCAAATATAATGGGTCGTTATCTTCTGATGAATTGAATGGTTATCTAAATATGGACAGATCACAGATAGAAAAACTATCACCAGAAGACTGTATTCAAATTTCTCTAAGATTAGCCCAATTCTCTTTGCATGTACAAAGAACATCCAATAGAGAAACTGCTAGACATAACTGGGCAGAAGAAACAATCAAAGAAGTAATAGCTGATGAAATTAATAACTATAAAGGATATGGCTATATAGAAAAATCAATGCAAGCTATTAAGCATAATGAAAGAGCAAGTAATCTAAACTCTATAAAGAAATATGCAAAACAGCGTATGGATAGATTATCATACATAGCTAATGGAATAAAAAATCTATCGGATATACTAGTGTCTGTTCATAAAACAAAGGTGAAACATGGATCCTAAAGAACTATTAAACGACCCACAAAAAATCAAAGATATCATATCTGTACTACAAGCGCTTTTGCCTAAAGACGAGAGCGATGACAATAGTGTTACAGAGAAGGCTAAAAAGGTCACAAAAGCCAAAAAAACCAAAAAGAAAAAAGAGCCAGAGCAGCCACAAAGCACCAATAAGTTTTTGGCTATGCAAGAAATGTATATGTTTAAGGACGATGCTGCGATAGATAAGAAACTGTCTAAAAATCCACCTATACCGAGGACTAGACATTTTGACCCGATCACAGTAAAATGTAGAGTCTGCGGTAGGTCTGAACAGGTTAATCCTGGACTCGTCTACGATCCGTCACGATACAAATGCAATAACTGCTCATCTACTCAGGGGTAAGAATGCCAAATATTTTATGTGATCCTTCTGCCGAAAGGGCAGTTTTAGCTGGTATATGTAGATATGGTGAAGATGCGTTTTTGGATGTTGTAGATATTATCCAAGAGTCGTCTTTTACTGTTGATAGTAATGCTATCTTATATAAATGTATAAAGCATATCTGCGAAAAAGACAACAAACAATCTCTGGACGTTGCATCAATCTATTCTGCTGCTCAAGAATTAGATATAAGTCATATTCTAAACAAGAAAGAAGAA